CCATAAGTTACGCTTGAAGTTACTGGGGCTACGGTTGTATCAAACAAAACCAAAGTTCCGCCACCACCATAAAAAGAAACGCCTTTTACACGGTTGCGCCCAAGAACAAAAAAACCGCTTTGGTTTAAATGAGCTTGTTTTACATCATATTGCATCGTCATTTTGTTGCTCCGGTTCTGGCAGTTCCAGTCTTGCAGTCATTGCCTGAAGAACATCAATTGCCGCCTGGGAAGCAACGGCAACCTCATGAGCGTGGTTGCGTTGCTGTTCCATTTTGACAATCTCAGATTCCAAGAATTCCTTGGTTATCTGCATCAAGCTTCCACTGCGTAGAGGAAGTAGCCAACACCAGCGGAGTCAACAAAACGAATCTTCTGCGTCGGCGTGGTCGAAGTTGCGCCAATTGCTTGCACCATAGCGTCGGGCAGGTTGAACAGGTTGCTGATCGAACCCGTGCCGCTGTTGGTTGCGCGGATAAACGCGGTGGTGCCGGGCAAGGTTGCGCCAGAAGCAAAGTCCGAATCAACTTGCAGAGCAGCAAGGGTGCCGCCGGGAGCAGTTGAAGAGCCGCCCAAGGTCACGCGCAGGGCGTTACCAGCACCAGAAATAGTGCCAGAACCGTTGATGCTCAGGGAGATGTGGCCGCCGTTAACAGTACCTGCGGCACCTGCGCCAGCGCCCGTAACTTGGGTCAGCCAACGTCCGGTCTCGCCCGAACCAGTCGAGGTGAAAGCCAGTCGGTTGTACGTCAGACGCGTGTCGCCAGTGGTGGCGGAGGTGGTGCCATACGAAGAACTAATGTTCTGCGCGGTGGTAACGGAGACGGGGGAAGCTGCGGTGCCGACGATAAAGCCATTGGCCGATGCGACAGGCCCGGTGAAGCTAGTTTGTGCCATGATGATTCCTCACATGCGAGTTATGGGGCGTCCGTCTGCATGTCGTCTGCTCGGTCAGTCTTACGCCCCGGGGAAATCCGAGTTGAAGCAATATAGCTCAAAAAGAAAAGGGGCACAAGGCCCCTTTTCTCATCTCATCAGGTCGAACCCGACGAACCCCAAACGCCGAGGGGATCAGACCAGCCGAACGAATAACGCTCGCGGGCCTTGTAACGGACGTTGCCGGTGTCGAAGTCACCATCCATTTTGGTGTCCATCGCCATACGCTCGAAGTGCTTCAGGCCGTTGGGAACGTCAGTGGTCAGGAACCATGCGTTCGGGTCGGTCAAGAAGTGGTTGACGCAATAGCCGCCGGAGATGGTGCCCATTTGCTTGATAGCGTTGATGTCGTTATCAGCAGTAGCGACACGCAGTTCGGTGTCCAGCAGACGCTTGGACGTGAACATCAGTGCCGGGGGAACCACCAGCTTAACCGGCTTGGCAGCGATCAGCAGACCACGTTCGTCGGTCCACGCAGCGATCTGAATCGTAGCGTTTTCCAGCGAGGTCTCGTTCAGATCGACGCCAACGGTCGGGCTGTTGTAGTTCTGGCCGCCGCCAACCAGCGGGTGGCCGACGCGAGCGCTAGAGCTGTTCACGCCAAACAACGAAACGCCGTCACCGCCCGGGAAGGAGCCGTTAAAGCCGTTGTTCAGAACCGAAGCGGCTTTGACCTGCTTGGTGAAGGCCATAGCACGAGCCAGAGCTTTGGTGTAGCGGGCAGACAGGCTGTCATACAGGTTGTCTTCCACAGCTTCTTCCGTGATGGAGAAGCCCAGAGCGATGGTTTCGTGGGTATAGCGAGCAGTGAAAGCTTCCTGCGCGTTGTCGTAAGCGATGGCAGAGCCTTCGTTCTTGACAGGTGCAGCACCGAAGCCAGCGAGCTTGGTCTCTTCTTCGAAGGAACGCTCAGAGGTCTCGGTTTCGTAGATTTCCTTGTGCTCCTCGCCGTAGCGAGCGTATTCCATGCCGAACAGAGCGTTCAGGCCGGGCAGCAGTTCTTTAAGGAGTTGTGCACGAGAAATAGCCATTTTTAATTACTCCTTAGATGCCGACGGCGTTGGTGTAGGCGTGAGCGCCCGGGTTGAACTTCACCAGCACGTCGGGGAAAGCATCGGTCACCGGGGAGGCGAAACCGATAATCTTGAACGCGGCGGCGGCGGTTTGCGTGGTGGACTCCAGAGCGCTGGTCGAGTTGCCGGTGGTGGTCGAACCCGTGCTGGTGCTCTGAACGGCGGCGAAGAAGGTGTTCGCACCGAGGTCCGACTGGTCAGCAACGCCATCCAGTTGGGCTTGGAACGTCACGCTGGGGTCGGTGATCACGTACGCAGTCACCACGCCGGTGGTGCCGGAGGGGTAGTACTGACCGTAGATCTGCTGACCTTGCGCGTTGATGTAGGAACAGCCAACGAACACGCCCCAAGCGCCAAGGTTGGCACCGCCGAGGTTGTTGGTCGTCAGGTCCGCACCGGTAGCGGTAGACAGAGCGATGTAGCCGTTGGCGTTAATGATAACGACTTGGCCGTTGAAAAGGTTAGATCCCAGACCGGCAGGGTCGATCAGGAATTGACTCGTAGCGCCGGCATAGGGCATGCCGTCGTTACGGTTGACGGCACGAAGGCCGTAGGGAGAAGCAGTAGACGCCATTTAAGGACTCCTAAGTTACTTAGAACCAGAACCAAACCCAGCTCCGCGACTGGTCGTGGTCTTACGATCACTAAACAGAGGCATACGCGGGTCATTGTTTCGCATGAAGTGGTTGTCCACCGACTCCATCTGGGACTGAGCCTGTCGGCTGTAATACTCTTGGCGGGCGCGATACTGATCAATGGTCTGCTTACACAGCATGAGGCCACCAATTTCCACGTTGCCCGTCGTGGCGTTACCCAACAGCATCAGTTCCGGATGATCTTCCGCCTTCACCGGCACCCAGTTATCACGCATCTTTTTGGACACGTTCGTCGGGTCAGCTTGCCCAAGCACATGGGTCGCAACCCAGTGATAGACATAACCCGGCTCGGGGGTCGGATCGGGCAGTGCGCTCGGGGGAACATACACTGATCGAGAAGTTTTTTCGCGTGACACGAGATCACGAGGGATACGGGTTTCAGCCATTTTGGTTCTCCAGTTTAGCTACTTGGGCAGCATACTGCTGCGGCGTTAAGTTAAATTTCTTAGCCAGCGCCACTTGGGTTGCTGTCAAACGGATTTTTCCAGCCGACGTACTGCGTGCAGCCGGTGCGACAACCGTTGTAGGTTTTTTGGAAACCTCACCGGACCTTGGCTTGTCTTCCGTCTCACCGAAAAGCTCGGGAAACTTGGACTTCATGCGACCGTTAATCTGGTCGTAGTAATCATCAGAGCGGGGGTCGATGCCTCCGGAGACTAGTTTTTGATGCAGCCCTAGTGCGTAGCTGGTGTATTCCTCGAAACCATCTTGCCCGAACCACTGGTTTTTGGCCTGCCAGCGCAGGGATTTTTCGTCGGGTTTGACGGCTTGTTCCGAATTTTGTTGAGGTTTTAGCTCATATTCCGCCTCCTGTAAAGGGGTCGGCTTAAAGTTTTTTGCAGCCTCGGAGCGCATTTTGGCTTCGGCCAGCTTTTCTTGCGCTGCAACAATCGCGTCCGTGTCAAACGCCTCGTGGGCCTGTTTCAACTCACGGCGGGCGATATCCAGATCGGACTCCGCCTTTTCCTTGGCGGTCGTGGCGTAAACCTCTTGCCCCGCGTTGTAGCGTTGCTTAAGGCTCTTGTTCTCATCAATGAGCTGCTGTGCAAGGCGCTCAAGTTCCTGACGTTCACGCGACAGCGCTTCGGCCTTACGGCGTTCGTCGTGACGGGCGTGAGTCAGTTCTTTAATGCGGCTTTTAACCTTGTCGGAGTAAGTCTCGATCTCTTCGTCCGTCGGATCGGCTACCTCACGGTCCAGCGGCTTGCGGCCTCGGTCTTGGGGCGGCGTGTCATCGACGATCTCAATCTCGATCTCTGTCTCAGCACTTTGGTTTCCCGAACTTTTCTCCTCGATCTCGTCGGGGAATTTGAATTCGTCCTTATCACTTGCCATAGTTACTCCTTCAAGCGCGGGTCAGTCCGCGAGGGTCTTGCACAACAGCCTCAACCTGATCGTCGTTAATCAGGCGAAACTCTTTTCCGAAAATCTTAAACCGCGTACCAGAATAGGTACGTACGAGCACAAAGTCGCCCTCCTTACACCACGCTCCGTTAGGGAACTTGGCGGAGTCTTTGTACGCGTCGGGGCCTGTACGCAAAACAAAAAGCACGGTTGTGGCGTGTTCTTCTTGGCGCAAGGATGCTTGGTCACGCACCAAATCCAGCGACGTACCTGCGATCTTTTCATCGACATCAGGGACGATGCACAGCAGCTTCCAACCCGTGGGGGTCGGTAGTGCTCCAGCTTTGGTCTCGGCATCAGCACCTTCTTCAGGCGCATCAATCGGTTGGACGTGAGGAGGCAGGGTAATACCGGGAGGCAGGATGATTTCACTCATCTTGTTCTGTCGCTTTCTTAGCAAGGTCGAGGAGATGACGCTCTGCAACGGCTAGACCTTGAATGACGCCGCAGAGTTTTTGGTATTCGTCAAAAGAGCGACACATCCCACCCGCCAGATCGTCGGCGTAGTTGTTCATGTCGTTGCGTATTTGTTCGCGCAATACGCGTGCGAAGTCTTCGATCATTTGTTACGCTGGCTCCTTGTTTGTGCTTGCGCACGGGACTTTGCGATGTCGATGCCCATGCGAGCACCGTCACGTTCTTGATCGGCTTCCAGTTTGTCCGCCTTGTAGGCCGCGTCAATCTGGAGTTGTTGCTCTTTAAGCGCCAGTTCATCAGCCTTAGCCGCAGCATCAGCCTGAACTTTCTTATCCTTGATCGCCACTTCTTGGGCGCGCAGTTGAAGTTCTTGCTGCTGCATCTGCAGCACCGGGTCTTGCGCTTGTTGCTGGGCTTGCTGTTGTGCAGCCTGCGCTTGGTTTTGCATCAGCACCTGCTGGGCAGCTTTTGCCATCATCGTAGACATCGCGGTCTCGATCTGCGGCGGCAGCTTGTCCTCTTCAGGCGGCAGGGCGAAGCCCAGTTGCTGCTCCACTTTCTGGCGGTACAGGAACGCCGTGTGGTCCGCAATGTGTGCCTGCATGGCAGCCATCATCATTTGCGCTTTCGGGTTCTGACCGATGAGCTGCATGAGCATCGGGTCTTGCATCGCAGCCATATGCACCTGAATGTGTGCCTGATGGTCTTGGTACAGGAAGGCTTTGACCGGCTTGCCGCGCAGCACAGCCATGTTCTCCGACACAGGGTCGGTGGGCTTCATATCGTCGGGCAGGGGCACGAGCTTCTCAGCGTGCTTAACACCGAGAACCTCCAGCATGGAGCGGTGAAGCTGCGGCAGGTCATAGATGTCCGGAGCCATCTGCGCCATCTGGATCACAGCTTGGTACTGGACAACGCGCTGACTCATGGTCGAGGCGTTGGGGTCCGAGACCGGGATCACATCCACCAAGTCGTAGTCACCCTGCTTGGCGCGCTTGCTGCCGTACTCCGGGGTGTACTCGTAGTCCACG